AGCAATCTTTTATAAAGCGATCAAGTGAATAATTCGACTAGATTAGTGAAAATTCTACTGGCTTAGTTATTAAGCTATTGACAGGTGACAAAGCAAGCGGTCCAAATCGTGGCCGCCCCAATGCTAATTTTGATCCTTTCTTTTTGGCAATGCTTAAGCAGATCGGGCCAGCGTTAGAAATCCCATTTGAAATACTTGTAAAACATTTTTCAAGCAGCTATTCAGCCAGCCGTGCAGCGTTGCTTGATTTTTGGCGCATTGTACGGGTTAGGCGCGATTTCATGGCCACATATTTTTGTGAGCCGATTAAAAATCTTTGGTTTGAAGAAGCCGTGGCATTAGGCCGCATTCCTGCGCCTGGATTTTTTGCTGATCCAAGACTTAAGCAGGCATACACAAGGGCACTTTGGATCGGAGACGGGCCAGGAAGCATTGATCCTGAAAAAGAAATCAACGCAGCAATTAAGCGAATAAATGCCGGTGTGTCAACGCTCGAAAAAGAATCGGCGGCTTATGATGGTGGAGATTGGGAAGCTAACATCAATCAGCGGATGAAGGAAAAACAAATGATGGATGATGCCGGTTTATCCATTGATCCAAACCAACAAACCGAAACACTTCCGCAGCAAACATAAACAGGAGTAATAAATGGCAAATGCAATATATCCAAAATGGAAAGAGGCTCTTTTGCAAAATAGCGCCGATAGTGATTTAGATGGAACCGGATCAACAGGCGTTTGGGCTGCTTTGATTGATACAGGGACATATACATATAGCAGCGCCCATGAATTTTATTCGTCTTTGTCGGGCGTGGTTGGTACTGATGTCGAGGTCGGGGCAACAAAGTCATATACTAACGGCACTTTTGATGGTGCTGATGTCACGTTTTCATCAGTGAGCGGTGCTACAGTAGAAGCAATTGTTCTCTATAGGAAAAATGCCGGAGCTAATACCACATGGCGATTAATTGCTTATCTTGACACCAGTTTTACTGGTTTGCCAGTTACTCCGAACGGCGGAAATATAACGGTAACATGGAACGCATCAGGAATATTTACGCTGTAAATATAAATGGCCATTTCTGAATTAACGGCACAGAGAAACACTAACGGAGGTGCTGCTAGCACGTCCGTTACGTTCACCTATCCATCAACACCAACACAAGGCAATCTTCTTGTTGCGGTTTTCAGTTGGCGAGGCGACACAGAAGTTACCGGCACGCCTTCTGAATGGTCGTTAGCAACTAATAGCGGCAATGGCGCTGGAATCGATGGCGCAATCTATTACAAAATCGCTGGCGCATCAGAGCCGACGGTACACACATGGACTTTGGGCGTATCGAATAAGTTTGCAGGCTGCGCCTCTGAATGGTCTGGAATCGTTTCAGCATCGCCATTAGATAAAATAAACTCGAATACAGGAACCGGAACTGCTGGTACTTGCGGCTTAACCGGCACGCTATCGCAAGCAAATGAGCTTGTGGTGGCGATGTTTTCTAATATCAACACATATACCTGGGCGTCGCACAATAACGGGTCCGCTGAGATATTGGAAGCTGCGTCAACTGGTGGCAGTGCATCAACGCGCAACAACACATCGCTTGCAACAAAGATAGTAAGCAGCACAGCAAGTGTTAACTACGGCGCGACACTATCAACATCTGGCACATGGTCGAGCGCAGTAGCAACATTTAAAGAAGAATTAAATCAAACGATTACACAGTCAAGCCTGTTTACAGAGTCTGACTCCATTTATGCTGGAACTGTAACGCCTGGAGCGGTAACAGTAACGCAAAGCAGCAGTTATACAAATTCTGCAACGTTCTTTGCTGGGGCTGTTACGCCAGCATATACGATAACACAAAGCAGCGGTTATGTGAATGAATCGGCATTTTTGTCCGGTAGCGTGACTGCTGGTGAGGTAACTGTTGCTCAGAGCAGTGTCTTTGCGAATGATGGCGTTTTTTATTCAGGAAGCGTTACGCCGGGCGAGGTAACAGTACTGCAATCGAATATTTATTCAAATACTAACGCATTTTATGCTGGAGATGTAAGCGCGGCTGGTGCTATAACAGTTACGCAAGATGGCGCATTCAGTAATAGCGCGGCATTTTATCCGGGCGTGGTTACTGCTGGCGCGGCATCAATAACACAAGACGGTATTTATTCAAACTCCGCCGTGTATTATGGCGGAGATGTAACGACGGGCGCGGTAGATGTAGATCAAAACAGCAGTTATGCAAATACGCAGACGTTTTACCCTGGCGCAATTTTTGCCAGCGGGGAGAATATCACCCAGGCAAGCGCACACGAAAATGCGGCGACATTTTATAGCGGTGAAGTAAATAGCAATTATTCTTTATTGTTTGACAATGTATATATTAATGAATCATTGATATATTCAGGAAATCTAACAACGGGCGTCACACAGGTAGATCAAACAACAATCTATGAGAATTCAAGCAGTTTTTTTGATGCGAATGTTGCTCGGCAGATACAGGCAGCTATAGAGGTTGTGGTGAGTTTAAATGAAACAGTTATTAATTGCATTTATGATGTTCTTGATATAAATGTAAGCGAGGCGGCGAATAATATTCGGTGTTCGCATATAGAGAATTCAATAATTGTCGACTATTCTGGCGATTTTAATATAGTGGTAAGTGTATGACAAAATTATATATTAATACGGATGTTACCGTTACATTAACGCCAGGAACAGGCTTCACGATGTCCGATGTTGTTAGTGCAAGCGTGCAATTAACGCATTCAGAAACAGAGGAGTCGTTAGTGTTAACGTCCGGATCTGGGCAGATCACATTGAATGTTAATGATATGACGGTAAATATTCCAGATTCAGGCGGGATAACAGCCCCAGGCGTTTATTGGGTGCGAGTGACATTTACTGACGCGCAAGGCAATGTGCGCGGGTTAACGCCTGATACAGAGACGTTAAAGTTCTGGAAGTAATTGCAAATATAAAATTACGATATTTGCCTGTAATTACTAGCGCTTAGCCGTTATTGTGCCACCAATCCATAAAGGTTGGCGGCTATGCGGCTTTCTGATGTAATCAATGCACCCTGGGCAATTCAGCCTGAAATCCTAAACGAAATTCAAAGCGTTTACGCGGCGCATGCCCGCAACGAGCACATTAATATAGCTGCGGTTGAAGCGCGTCTAGGTAAGCCATTAGCAAACGAGCCGCAAGGTTATACAGTGCAAGATGGCGTGGCGGTAATACCGATTCACGGCGTTATCGGCAAGCGGATGAATATGTTTTCGCAAATATCCGGCGGCACATCTACCCAATTAATAGAGCGCGATATAAAAACCGCTCTTTCTGATCCAAAAGTAAATTCTATTTTGTTGCATATCGATTCACCTGGCGGCACGGTGGACGGCACGCAAAATCTTGCAAGCGTAATCCGAGACGCAAAGACACAAAAGTCGGTTATGGCATTTGCTGACGGCACGATAGCAAGCGCGGCGTATTGGATCGGGTCGGCTGCTGATGGCGTTGTGGCGGCATCTGATACAACCCAAATCGGGTCAATCGGTGTTGTCGCAACACACACAGATTACTCGAAAGCTGAGGAATCGCAAGGGATCAAGACCACTGAAATCACAGCGGGCAAGTACAAGCGCATAGCAAGCAGTAATGCGCCTCTTACAAAAGAAGGGAAAGAGTACATTCAAGATCAAGTCGATCAGCTTTATACGATTTTTGTGGATGAAGTGGCACAAAATCGCGGGGTTGATGTTGATACGGTAATAGAGGACATGGCCGACGGTCGTGTTTTTTTGAGCAAGCAAGCAAAAAAGCGCGGGATGATTGACGACATCGCAAGCTTAGAAACTACGATTAACAACATGGCAACAGGAGTTTGGCCGATGAATAAGCAAGTACAGCAAGACAAGCAGCCGGAACCGGTTGCGATGACTATTGAAACGGTAAAAGCGGAATATCCAGAAATAGCGCAAGCACTGGCCAAAGAAGGTGCAGAGCAAGAACGCGCAAGAATTCAGGCATGTGAAGCGGCTGCTTTAGCTGGTCATGAAGCAATTGTGAACGCCATGAAATACGACGGCAAATCAAGCGGTCAAGACGTTGCGATGGCGATTGTTCAAGCCGAGCAAAAGTTACGCGCAAATCATCTTGAATCGGTTCGAGCAAATGCGCCTCAAGTGGTTCCGTTGGCAGCAGTTCCGGCTATCGAAAAGGATGATTCCGTAATCGATAAAAGCAAGCCGGTTGACCAATGGGCGCAAAAAGCATGGGATGCTGATGAAAATATCCGAGCCGAATTTGGTAATTTTGAAAGCTATTTGGCTTTTGAGAAAGCGTTTGCTGCTGGAAAAGTAAGAGTGGCACGAGCTTAATTTTTTAACCCTAACGCCGTGATGGCGCTGGAGAACTAAATGACTACACTAGCAGCAAACAAACAACGCCAATTCGAGCTTGGCGATTTAAATCACATTCCGGTCATTGCATCGGACATCATCTACGAGGGCGCAGCGGTTGGAGTGGTTCCGGCTTCTGGTCACGCGCAACCGTTAACAGCTACTGATAGATTTGTGGGTTTTGCGGTATCCAAAGCAGATAATTCAGCAGGCGCAGCAGCAGCGATCAATGTCGAGGTGGTGTATCGCGGCGAGGTTCAGTTATCTGTAACTGGCGCGGTAATAACCGATCTTGGCCAGCCAATCTACGCAACCGATGACGACACTTTTCAATTTTCTCCGGTTGGTGGTGTGTTCATTGGTTTTGTAAAACGCTTCGTTTCAAGTGGGGTGGTTATCGTCGAGTTTGACGCGTACGCATTCCGTGATCCGTGGGCACACAAAACCAAGCGCGAAGAATTGACCGGAACTAAAACATTTGATGCTGAGGATTCAGGCAAGTTGTTCACAGTTACAGCGGACGGCGATGCCGACGCATTGACGCTTCCTGCAATAGCTACCGGCTTATCCGGTATCACTATTCTGGCAATTGGCGCATTTGGTACGACGGCGGTAACGATTGATCCTAATGCGTCAGACATGATCATGGGGCCTGATATTACCGGCGCTGATAACAAAGATTTGATCTTGACCAAAGCAACTCAACGCCGCGGCGATTTTGTCACGCTGATTGCTGGTGATGCTGATGGATACATGGTCACTGAAATGCGCGGCACATGGGCGCGTGAAGCATAGATTTTAGTAGCAATTGAGGCGGGGTAACGCTGTGAAGCCGTGATCCCGCAATTACAAACCTAACGCCGTGAGGCGCTGGAGAAATAAAGATGGCAGATCAAAGCATTCTATCTAGTCGCGCAGTGATTGGCATGTATTACGCGCAACTCGAACAAAGCGCCGGGGCAACATGGATCGGCAGCGTATCAAATCTCTTTAATTCAGATCAAGCAAGCGAAACGTACCCGTTTCTTGGCCAATCGCCAACAATGCGCGAATGGTTGGGCGGCAGAGGTGAGAAAGCGCTTGCATCAAATAGCGTTACGATTATTAACAAGCATTATGAAGCAACGCTTGGCATAGCTACTAAAGATTTACGAAGAGATAAAACCGGCCAGATTCAAGCAAGAATCCAAGAGTTTGTTGATCAGGATATGCGGCATTGGGGCAGCTTGTTAAGTGATTTTATTCTGGCAGCACCTTCAACAACTTGCTACGACGGTCAATACTTCTTTGATACCGATCACTCCGAAGGTAGCTCAGGTTCTCAAAGCAACGACATAACCGTTGATATTTCAGCGCTTCCGGCAGCTTCTCATGGGTCAACGACCGCGCCAAGCGTGGAAGAAATGCAGCAAGCGATCATGCTTGGTATCGCTCAAATACTGTCCTTCAAAGACAATCAAGGCGAACCAATGAACGACAATGCACGCGAATTTCTTGTCATGGTTCCGGTGAGCTTATGGGCAACGGCAACAGCTGCAACAAGCGCAGTATTAACCGCATCGCTGGCGCAAAATTTGAACCCGAACGGCATGAATGGGATGAATGTGCGTGTGGAAATGAATCCGCGTCTTACCTGGACAGATTCGTTCGCAATTTTCCGCACTGACTCTCCAATTAAAGCGCTGATTCGCCAAGCAGAAACGACGCCACAATTGCAAATACTGGATGAAAATTCAGAGCACGCATTTAAAAATCAAGAAATTCTGATTGGCATTGATTCTTGGCGTAACGCTGGTTATGGGTACTGGCAACGTGCTTGTTATGTGACTCTGGTGTAATCATGGAACGCTACCTAACGACCGACACGGTCGAGTTATTAAGTGGCGTTCTTGATCTGAATGAAGATCAAGCAAGACGGCGCAAAGGATGGCTTAAGAAACTTGATTCCGGTTTGTTTGAAATCATTAAGCCGGTACAGTTCAAGGCTGGCGAGGGATTAGGCTTTGAAGGCGAATTATCCAAGTATCACTTGGAGCGCATGATAAGCGAATCCGGTGAACCTGTTGTGAAATCCGAGGAACCACAAGAGCCGGTTACGTTCGAGGCCATTGCCACAAAAGCAAAGGGCAAAGCTAAAAAATGATGACTGAGGACGCATCGGTTTTTTTTGATACCGACGATTTCGCGGAGACGGTAACTATTGACGGGGTTTCTGTCAATGGCGTCTTTGATGCGGAATTTGTAACGGTTGATTATGTTGAAACAAAAAAACCGGTGTTTTCTTATGTTCGCACCGATGCACCTAGCGCTGCTTATGACTCTACTTTAGTGCGAAGCGGCACAACGTACAAAGTAAAGGGCGTGCAGCCGGATGAAACAAACATGATTAATAAGCTGATTCTGGAGAAACAGTAATGGCGAATCATGTTCGGCAACAGTTACGAGAAGCAGTAGCAACTGCTGTGACTGGATTATCCACGACCGGCAGCCGCGTCTATCAAAGCCGAGTTTATCCGCTGGATACATCAAGCTTGCCTTGTTTGCTGGTCACGAGCGATGGCGACAAATCCGAAGCAATCACCGTGCATTCACCTTACCAGCAAGAACGCGCCACAACGATCAGGATTGAGGGCTTGGCAAAGGCCGTGAGCAACATTGACGATACGTTGGACACGATCAGCAAAGAAGTTGAAACCGCCATTGCTGGATCATCTACCGCAATTGTTAAAGGCATGATTTATCAAGGCGCACAAATTGATTACGACGGCAGCGGAGAGCAGCCCATTGGCAAAGTAACCATGATTTTCACAAAGGATTTATACACCTTATCGAACGCACCAGATGTACTGATTTAATTGATTAACAACCTTAACGCCGAGATGGCGCAGGAGAAAGCAAGATGGCAAACGCTCAGGTATTACGAAATGCGGTTGTGCAGATTCAGACCGCATTGGGATCAGCAAAAACAATCACGGGAATAACAAAAGCGTCTCCGGCTGTAGTGACAGCAACGCATGATTATAACGTAGGTGATTACGTTCTTATATACGATGTTGGCGGGATGACACAGGTAAATGATCGAGTTTACCGTGTTTCAGCCGTTAGCACGACAGTTTCGTTTACGCTCGAAAGTATTGATTCTTCTGGTTACACAACATACACAAGCGGCGGCACTGCCAAGAAAATCACATTTGGCGCGTCATTCGACAACATCACGCAGTTGGATATACCTGATGCAACACCTGATGAAATCGACGTTACCTCAATCCATGACGACGAGCGACAAATTGAGTTTGGTCACGCTGCGGCGCAGAAAGGTTCATTTAGCTGTATTGCTGATCCATTAGCTACTGCAGTTGTTGAGGTTGGTACGGCTGACAGGGCGCAAGAGCGCAGAGCCTTTTTGGTGACGTTGGCTTCCGGTTACAAAGCGCTATTTAACGCCTATTGCTCAGGCGGAACAGGTTTCAGCGGCGGCGTAGGTGCTGCCGGTACTGGTCAGATTTCTCTCTCGCTGCGTACTAAAGCGCAGTGGTTCTCAAGCTAGAAGCGTGGGGATTTGCCCCGGCGCTTGTCGGGGCTTTTTTTCAACATGGGGTGAAAAATGAGCTTAGCAGAAAGAATCAGAGAATCAAGAAAGATCACAATCGAAGTCGGGAATATCAAGTTTTTTGGCACACGGGCAACGGCTGAACAATTTTCAGCATATTCAATCAATTCCACGTTAGATGCGCAGGTTGCGCGTAATCACGTCACAGGATGGGAAGGCGTGAAAGAGTGTGATTTGATTGAAGGCGGTTCAAAAGAAATTGTCGCATTCAAGCGTGCTGATTTTGATGAGGTGATTGGAGACCGTCCTGACTGGGCTGGAGAAATTGCAAAGGCTGTTTTATCTGACGCGATAGATCGCATCAACAAAAGGGCAGAAAACGCAAAAAACTAAACGCCTGGCTGGCTTATGAGGATTTGGGCAAATATATCCAAGGAGCGCAGCCAGTAGAGTTAGGAGAGTTTCAAAAAAAATCACTTGCCGGTTTTAATTTGTTGGGCGGCGAGCTTAACTGGCAAGCGGTTGATGATGTGGCGGAGTATTTAGAAATCAGTGACATAGAGTTATTCATCGATAACCTGATAACACTAAAAGACTATCAAGCGAACAAGAAATGAGCGAAGCCACAACAAACATAGTAATCACGGCGCGAGATAGCACCGCCGGGGCGTTCGCTTCTGTCAATTCAAATATCACAGGTCTTGCCAGTAGCGCAGCAAGATTAAGCACATCACTTGCAGCGGTTGGCGCTGGCGCAGTTGTTGGATCATTAGCAGCATTCACGCGCAAAACAATCGACGCACAAGACGAATTATTCAAGTTGTCACAAAAAACCGGTATTGCGGTTGAATCGCTTGCCGGTCTTGAGTTTGCATCAGAGCAAGCCGGGGTCGAATTGGATAAGGTCGCAAAAGCCACTCGCGCTTTTTCGTTGTTGGTCGCTGAGGCTGCGGATAAATCAAGCGGAGCCGCAAAAAAACTTGGCCAGCTTGGCTTATCTTACAAAGATTTAAAAGATTTATCGCCGGAAAAGCAACTACTCGCACTCGCTGACGCATTAAGCAAATTTAGCAGAGAAGACAGGGCGGTAGCATTAACAGCAACACTTGGGAACCGAATGGCCGATTTAGTGCCATTGCTTGCCGGTGGATCAGCAGAGTTACAGAAACTAATCGAGCAAGGCAAGAAATTCAATCCGGTCACGGAAGAATCAGCCCGTCAAGCAGAGCGATTTAACGATCAGATCAACTTACTAAGCAAATCTGTTTCAGCACTTGGGCGCGAGATGGTGCAAGGTTTTATTCCTTCGCTTACCCGCGTATCTGACGAAATGGTGAAGGCAAGCCAGCAGGGCGGCATCCTTGCCGGTGTGTTTGCTGGCGTTAAACAACTTTTTGTCGAATCGTTTGGCAATCCGAAAATATTGGGCGATGTTGGACAGATACGGCGCGAAATATTGCTGACGCAGGAAACCATCAAATCGATGGAGTTGAAGAAAGATTCAATACTCTTCGATAAAAACGCACTAGAGCACGAGCATGAAAAACTCGCGCAGCTTGAAATTGATTTACAGAATGCAATTGTTAAGAGCCGAGAAACGGTAAAAGCAAATGATGACGCGGCTAATTCTGCTAAGAAATTTGCTATAGCGGTTAGCGAAGTAAGCAACAACGCAACAAAGACCGCGCCGAAGATCGATCGATTAACGCGAGCAATGAGCGATCAATCACGTATTGAAAGCGAGTACGTGAAACTGTTGGTAATTGAACGCAAGGCGCGGGAAGATTTGATACGCCCATATCAGCAAAGCGCAAAAGCGGCACAAGACCGGCTTGTGGATATGCGTAATGAAGTCGCGGCGCTGGAATTATCTAAGAAAAATCAGATTAGCCTTGAGCAAGCGATTGAACAAACAACCATTGCAAGGCTGGAAGAAAAGCGCGTAATCGCTAAAGATGCAGGCGCTATTGCTGCAATTAACGAAGAAATAGCGGCACGGCGCGAAATGATCGGGATTATTCAATCCAGAGAGGCGCAGCAAAACGGCGACAAGATACGCCAATCAGAATTGCAAGCTTATGATCAATTTGCAATACAGGCGGCGAGAAATATTCAAACAAATCTTGCGGCAGGAATAGAAATAGGATTTCGAGACGGCTTTAAATCAGGCGTGCGCGGATTGTTGGACGGTATATTAAGCACAGTCTCATCGGTCGTTTCTCAGGTTGTATCAATCCGATTATTAAATGCGGTGGGCGCGGGTAGCTTGCTTGGTTTGAGTGGATCGGCGGCGGCATCAACCGGTGGCGGCATTAGTGCGCTTAATGCGCTTTCGCTTGGCAGCAATGCGGTCAGCTTGTTTAAAGGCGGTTTTGGTGCAACGTCATTAATCGGCGGCGGCCTTTCGATGTTTGGCGGCAACGTCGGCGCGTTTGGCGCTGGTTTGGCTGGAGATGCTTTGGGCGGTTTAGCTGCTGGTGGATTCACAAGCGGAGCGGCAAGCGCTGCAAGTTTAGGCGCAAGTGTTGGCGCATTCGCTGGCCCGGCGGTCGCTTTGTTTGCTGTCGATGCAATAGGTCGCATGTTGGCCGGTGACAAGAAACTTGGCGGCGCTGAAATGATCCCGGTGATCGGTGGGTTTTTAGCTGCAATGTTTGGGCGTGGGCCGTACAAATTCCGTCAGCAATCATTGCAAGGAACGGCAACAGCCGAGGGTTTTAGCGGCACGATAACAGACGTTTACCGAAGCAAGGGCGGCTTGTTCATGAGCAACAAGCACAAATCGTTCACCAATCCATTGACCGCTGAAATGGACGCGCTATTTGACGAAACGATCAGCGGTTTTGCTAATTCTGCGCGCGACTTTGCAAAAAATCTTGGTTTAAGTACGCAATTTATAGATACTTATAACAAAGATTTTCAAATCAAATCAGAGAAAAAAGAAAAATTAACCGAAGAAGCAATAGCGTCATTGCTTGACGGTATCGGCAACGAGTTTGCAGTAGGCGTTTTGCCGATAGTTGATACTCTTAAAAAAGCTGGCGAAGATTCATTTGATGCGCTTTCTCGGTTAAATACTGAATACTTATCACTTGTCGATGCGGCAACGCTGGCGCTTGGTAAAAACTTGGATGATGCGCGAGCGTATATCAGTAGTGTGTCATTCGAGGATCGCACCGGCTTCATCGACGCGGCAGGCGGCATAGATCAACTTAATCAAAAGGTTGCTTTCTTTGCTGAAACGTTCTTAACTGAACAGGAACGGCTTGCACCAATACAGTCAAAAGTTAATGAGCAACTAAAAGAGTTAGGTATTAATACCGACATAACGCGAGAGCAATTTAAAGCGTTAGTGCAATCTTTTGGACAAGTTAATGGAGTATCAAAAGAGACATTCCTGGCTTTGCTTAATCTTGCGCCTGCATTCTCGGCTGTTGTTGATGCTGCAAATAACTTTAAAGATGGCTATCAAACAACCGGAACGCGCAGCGATTACGATCCATTTGTTGCGTCATTTGAAAGAGCGGAAGGCAAGCTAATAACGGCCATTCAAAACGCTAATAGCCGGTATGAGTCTGTTGTGACTCCGCTCAAGAATCTAAGAACTTCTATTGCTTCGTTAATCGATAGTCTGAAATCGTTAAGAGAATCAATTGATCTAGGACAACAAAGTGGATTAAGCCCAACAGGGAAGTTGCTTGCATCGCGAAACGCGTTATTGTCGGCAAATACCGAAAACATATCAGGGCGCGTAACAGGATTCCTGGATATAGCAAAATCACAGGCTGGAACGCGGCTTGATTATTTGCGTGATGTGGCATTTTCTAAAACTATTATCGATCAATTATCAGCAGATCAAGCAAGACAACTTGATAGAGCAAATAAAGATATATCTGCGGCAGCTAAATATAGAAAACTTGAAATACAAAACGCTATTATTAATTCTGGTTTTTTAACCTCCGGGATAAATGCCGGATTTTTGATGTCAAGCGGTTTTAGTGGTGGATATAAACCGCCTTCAGAAATAGCTGATAACAGTAACGCTATTATGGCGGCTTTACTATCGATGAATGCAGAGCTATCAAAAAGCACAAAAGCACAGGCTGATATGTACCGGCTTTGGTTGGGTATGACAAACGGCACAGCACTAAACACGGTGGCGGCATGAGAGTAATACGGCCATTATCAACAGATTTTACGATAACTGATGCGATGCTGACGAGCAGCACGGTGTCGGAGCCGGACGCAGGCGAAACCCCATGGAATCCGGCAACGGCTTACACGGCTGGTGATTTGGCATATCTGGCATCTAATCACACGGTGTATGAGCGATTAATCGGCGGCACAACGGCAACCAGCCCAGACGCAGACACAACAAATTGGGCTGAATACGGCAAGACAAACAAATGGGCAATGTTTGACACTTACCGGAATAGCCAAACAACAGCAGCGTCACCGTTAACGGTATCAATCACGCCCGGCGAATTTATCGATTCTGTTGCTATTGCCGGGATGACAAATGTAGATGACATTGTTTTAACTGTAACACGTGATAGCGTAGAGATCGACCGGCGCGAAGAAGATTTAAGTACCAGAGAAGTGTTAGACTGGGAAGATTATTTTTACGAGCCATTCACAACTAAATCAGTAATTGCTTTTTTTGATCTGCCATCATATACCGATGCGGTTATCACAATAACATTCACGGCGGATGCTGGTGACGTTTCGGTTGGCGCAGTAATAACCAATTTAAGTAAAGACATAGGGACTGTAAGACCGAGCGCGGTATCTGATGTGCTTAATTTCAGCAGCGTTACGCGAGATGAGTTCGGTAATTCGGAGATGGTGCAACGAAGAAACGTACCAAAAACCATTCAGGAAATCATTGTCGGCAAAGAGCGTATTAATATGATTCGAGGTTTGCGCGATGATTTGAATGCGACTCCGGCGGCATGGGTTGGCATGGATGATTCAGATCATGACTATTATGAAGCTATTTTTATAATAGGATTCTACAAGAAATTTAGTATTGATATGAGGCATCCGCGGCATGCGGTTATTAGTTTAGAAATTGAGGAAATATGACGACATTTACAACGCCACCAGAAGCACCAAGTAGACCGGGATTTGCCGCAAAAGCGGAAGCCTTTGTAGATTGGCAGCTTACATTCCGATCAGAGCTTGTTCAGTTTCAGGGTGAATTATCAAGCCTTGCCGCTGGCACTGCTGTCGCTTTGCAGTATTCTTTCAGCACCACAACGACCGACGCGGAACCTGGAGACGGCTATCTGCGGCTGGATAATGCAACACAGAACGCAGCGACGACGATACGAATAGACAATGTGGACGGTTCGGCAATCGATCAATCAACGCTTTTAAGCACATTTGATG